CTGATAAAGCAAAACGCGCATCATTCAAAGCGCGACATGCGAAAAACATCGCCAAAGGCAAAACTTCTGCAGCCTTTTGGGCGAATAAAGTAAAGTGGTGAGGTAAATAAGCCTTACGGGTTTCACGTGACCGACGAGATTACGTCTCAAGAGCAAGAACAATCAACAGCTGATGTTGAGGCGCTAAAGAAAAGCGTCAAGGCGCTGGAGCTTAAAAATTATGAGTTGATCGGCAAGTTACAAGCAAACGAAGGGCTTGAGGGTGTTGACGTTCAGGCCCTGATTGATTTCAAGGCAAAGGCTGAGCAAGACCAACTGGAAAGTAAAGGCCAATACGCCGAGGCCAAAGCTGCACTTGAGCAGCAGTTCAGGGAATCAGCCACTGAGAAAGACAGACGGATTCAGGAGCTGACCGATCGAGTGCAAGAACTTGAGTTGATGGCACCAGCCGTCAGCGCATTGTCTGACGTGGTGCATGACCCTCAACTGGTGCTTAACACTCAGTTGAAACGCGACCAAATCCAGCGTGAGCCTGATGGCACTGTCGTGGTCGTTGATGGCTATGAGCGCACTCCTGTTGGGGAATGGGCAAGGGCCAAAACACCGGCATGGATGCAAAAGGCACCAAAGCCGCAGGGCAGCGGGGCTCCATCGTCGAGGGCTAGCGGTGAGATCACACCGGGCACAAAGAACCCGTTCAGCCGTGAAAGCTTCGACTTAACGGAGCAGGGAAGGCTATTCAGAACTGATCGTGATTTGTACGAGAGGTTGAAGAATGCTGCAAACCGCTAATATGTGGTGAAGGTGAAGCTACGCAGAGCCGGAAGGGTTACGCCCGAAAAATAAACAACCATTTTTAGGAGGTTAGTCATGGCGGTTCTGCGCTCTGACATCATCATTCCAGAGGTTTTTACCCCGTATTTGATCGAAGAATCAACGCGGCGTGATGCCTTTTTGCAAAGCGGTGTTGTTGCACCATTGGCCGCACTTAATGCGGCACAAGAGGGCGGCGATTTCGTTAATGTCCCGTTTTATAACGCGAATCTTCCAGGCGATTTTGAAGTTCTGTCTGACAGCTCTTCATTGACGCCAAGCAAGATTTCAGCTCAAAAGCAAGTTGGCGTCGTATTGCACCGTGGACGTGCATGGGAATCGCGTGACCTTGCTGCCCTTGCCGCTGGTTCTGATCCTATGGCTGCCATTGGCCAGAAGGTTGCCAATTATGTCAACCATCAGCGCCAAAAAGACATGCTCGCGTGTCTTAACGGTGTGTTTGGCCCGGTCAATAACAACAGCTCAGCATCTGCATTTTTTGATCTGACAATTGACGGCGAATCTGGTGATACTCCAACATCACTCAGCCCCCGTCAGGTTTCGCAGGCCCGTGCATTGCTCGGTGATCAAGGCGAAAAGTTGACAACAATCTGTATGCACTCAAAAGTTTATTATGAACTTGTTGAGCGTCGTGCTGTTGATTACGTCAAGGCAACAGATGTTGCAGGCGGTGATGCAACTGCATCCGGCGGATCGATTGCAGCTGCTTACGGTGACGTGACAGTTCCCACCTACCTTGGGATGCGTGTGATCGTCTCTGACGATGTGAACACCGTTGGATCTGGTGCGTCTACTGAATATGCAACCTACATGTTCAGTCAAGGTAGCGTCGCAACTGGTGAGCAGGCTGGGATTTCAACGGAGACCGATCGCGACATCTTGCAAAAGTCTGACGCGATGTCAATCGACCTTCACTACATTTACCACCCAGTAGGTGCAAAGTGGAATGTCACTGATTCCAACCCAAATCGCACCCAGTTGGCAACTGCTTCCAACTGGACCAAAGTGTACGAAACCAAAAATATTGGAATCGTTCGCGCAACCGTCGTCTCTGCAATGGATTGATCAATCATGGCAAGCTTTTTTGAAACATCCGCCGGGCTGGCCATTGGCTACGTTTCCGGTGGGGCTGTAACCCAGCTCACAAGCAAGGCAACAGGCGTAACCGTGAACGCTCCATCAGGGGCTATCACGACTGACGACGCATCACTGGCCGGCAACGCTGAGGTGACCTTTACCGTCACCAACAGCTCTGTTACCGCTAGTGACGTGGTTCTGGTCAGCGTCCAGTCTGGCGCGAGCACAGGGCTCTACCTGGCGTTTGTGTCCGCCACTGCTGCAGGAAGTTTCGATGTCACACTCTCAAACCTCGGTTCAACCGCTGGTGAGGTCGTGGTCATTAATTTTGCAGTGATAAAGGCTGCAGCCTCTTAATCATGGGGCTCTACGCTTTTAAAAGGGCGAAGAAGGAGCAGGAAGCAGCAGCAGCCACCGCCAAGGCTGCCGCTGCTCCGGCACCGGAGGAGACCAGCAAACAGGGATCGACCGATGGCCATCGTAATCGTCGCAACACCAGGAGCCGCAAACGCAAACTCTTACCTGACGCTGACTGACGCTGACGCGTTGGTTGATGCAATGGTCCTCAGCACTGATGTTCAGCACTGGGGGACAGGGAACACTGATTCACGTAATCGAGCGCTTGCAGCAGCTGCACAGCGACTAGACCGTGAGCGGTTCCTTGGCGCTCGGGCAACTGATACGCAGGCGTTGCAATGGCCGCGAACAGGGGTGCGAAAGCCTGACACCTATTCAAGCCGATATTCAACCGGCTTCCCGTTCACGATCACGGCGGATTATTACACTGACACCGAGATCCCAGACCAGATCAGGCGGGCTCAAATTGAGCTGGCGGTTTATCTGCACAACAACGAAGACGGCATCAGCTTGAGCGGTCTGGAGGATTACAAGAGCCTTTCGATCGGCAGCATCAGCATCACGCCAAACCTCACATCAGGAGCCGTTGGGGCTGACCGCGTGCCGCCACTGTATGAGCGTTATTTGACTGGCCTTAGAATTAGCGGACCAGGCAACATCGCAATCAGAAGGAGCTAAGACATGCCTTACAGCTACAACGCCGACGACATCACCGCTATCAGACAGGCTGATGGCAGCTACGCGAGCAGCGTTGTTCAAGGGCTGCAGATCCCCAAGCATGATTATGTTTCATTCAGTCCAGCTGCAGCGCCTAGCAATGGAACTCAAGACGTAGTTTTCAAGACGGGAGGCGCGTCAGGCACCACGGTGGCAACCTTGACGTTGACCTATTCAAGTGGAAACCTTTCCAGCGTTGCTAAAGTTTAGTTATGGGCTATAAGTTCAACCCGTTCACAGGCAATCTCGACGAGGTAGGGGCTGGCGCCACTGCTTTTGAGGTTTTAGGGACCGTTGCGACTGTTGGCGACTTGCCCGGCGGTGCTACGCAGGGCGATGTTTATCTAGTCGAAGATAACGATAATTTCTACGTCTGGGACGGTTCTGCATGGGCATCTCTGGGCACGTTGGCAGGACCTCAGGGGCCTGCAGGCGCTGATGGTGCAGACGGGGCGACTGGTCCAGCAGGTGCAGATGGGGCAGATGGGGCGGACGGCGCTACTGGGGCAACAGGGCCGACGGGGCCGGCAGGCCCTACCGGTGCAACAGGGCCACAGGGGCCGACTGGCCCTGCAGGGGCTGATGGGGCAGACGGCGCCAATGGAGCTGACGGCGTAGGGGTTATCACCGGCGGCACTACAGGCCAGGTTTTAGCGAAAGCCTCCAGCACTGATTACGACACCGAATGGGTTGACCAAACCGGTGGCGGTGGCGGTGGCACTCCTGGGGGCTCCGACACCCAAGTTCAATTTAATGACGGCGGGAGTTTTGCCGGTGACAGCGGCCTGACTTACAACGACACTGCAGGGTCGTTAACCGTTGGCGGTAAAACCGTTACGACAGACGCGCCGATCCTCAACCTGAGCCAGACATGGAATAGCGCAACAACAACTTTTACCGGGCTGAAGTTAAATGCAACTGACACTGCAAGCGCTGGTAATAGTAAACTGCTGGATCTGCAGGTGAATGGGACGAGCGAATTAAAGGTCGAACCTGGGGTATTAAGAACAAAAAGCGGCTTTTTCATTGGCAACATAGTCCTATATGGCAGTGGTGCGCAAAGATTAGTTGTCGATTCAGGTACGGTCAGAACGGGAACAGACATACCTCTAGGTATTGGCGGAACTGATTTGTATCTTGCCCGCGACGCAGCAGGCACCCTCGCCCAACGCCGCGGCACCAACGCCCAAACCTACAGGCTTTACAACACTTACACCAACGCCTCGAATTACGAACGTGGATTCTTCCAGTGGAACAGTGATGTTTTGGAAATTGGTTCCGAAGGCGCCGGTACTGGCTCGGAACAACCTGTTCGTATCACAGCAGCAACGCTAAAACTGCCCAATCTGCCCACTTACGCCGACAACTCTGCGGCCACCTCTGGTGGTCTAGTTGGGGGTGACGTTTACAAGACCGCCACTGGCGAACTCCGTATCACCGTTTGATCTAGCCATGGACACTCTTTCCGTCACACTGACCAATACCCGCGTTATCGACGGGCTGATCTTTGCCGCTAATTCTGTTGGCAAAACACCTGAAGTTTATGCTGAATGGCTGTTAAGCCAGGACGGCGACCGTTTCGCCGACGCTAACGGCTACGGCGTTGTCACAAGTGCTGCCTTTTTTGCACGTTTTTCACCGGCTGAATATGCAAATGTTCTTGCTGCTTCTGAAGCCCAGGATGCAGCTGCTGATTCTGTCAAAGCATTACTTGACGAGCTGATAGCAGCAGAAACAGTAGAACTGGATGATCAGCGTGTGGCTGACGGTCTCGCCTTGCTAGTCAGTATGGAACTGCTTGCACCTGAGCGGCCAGCTGAGATTACTGCTTATGAGCGCCCTCTCCCTAGTGGTGAGTAATGACTCTGGCAACGTCGCTGCAAAAAGCAGTACAAAAAGCGATGAAGCGCTTGGGCGGTGAAGTCACGGTTCAGACCGTTTCTGGCGGCACCTACGACACGGCGACAGGGCAGATCAGCGAAAGCATCAGCAGCAATGAAATCAAAGGGGTGTTACAGGGTGTCTCAGCTAGAGAAGTAAATGAGCTCATTCAGTCCGGTGACAAGCGGCTGATCATTGCGGCGGCTGATGCTGCGGCTGTGCCGACGACTCAGGACCGCGTTTTAATTTCTGGTGTTTCGCATGAAGTAATAAAGTTTGACACCATCGAGCAAGATAATGAGCCAATCACTTATGAGCTAATTTTGAGGGCATAGCAATGGCACGGCAAATTGACTTAGGCGACATTTCAAAGCTTGCAGAAGATGAGCTTGAGGAGCTGGTCATTTTTGCCGCAAAGGTTTGGGCAAAGGAGGTTATAGAGAAAACACCTGTAAGCAACTACACCCAAGCAGAAATCGATTCGATGCCTGAGTTTTTCAAAGTTGACGGGAAAACTGTCCCTTTGGGCAGAGCTTTGAGAGAACGCACTACCGGGGGGATCTTGCGCGGCAATTGGCGCCAGGTAAAAATCAGCAAAACACGAATCGAAATTCAAAATAATTTGCCTTATGCCGAGCCAGTGGTTTATGGGAAGAATCTCCCGCCATCGTGGCGAGGCGTTTACCGGACCAGGCAAAACCCGCCGACGATCCCCGGCTATCCAGATATCTTGGGAAAGGAGATCGCTGCATTTCAGATCCCCGCCAGAATTGAGCTCATACGCCGTAGGAATCGCTGATGGCTGCCGTTGATCTCAACACCGTTCGATCGATCATTGAGGGCCGGCTTGCGACTGAGCTGGCGCTTTCCCCGGCGATCCCTGTGGTGTTTCACAACATGCCGGACAAGCCCACGGCTCGATCATCCTGGGTTCAATGCCTTGTTCAATTTGGCGGGAACCAATATCTGAGCCAGGGCCTGACGGCAAGGGGCAGCACAAAAGTGATTGGTGTTTTGTTGGTCAATATCTTCACCCCTAAAGGCGTTGGGCCTGGCGCTAATTACGTGATTGGGAAACGTATCCGAGGTCTCTACAATAGGGCCATAGTTTCTGGCGTCTTCTTTGACGCTGCTGACGGCCCTGCAGTTGTGGATTCCCCTCAACCGGAACCGTTTTTTCAAACAAGGGTTTCCGTGGCCTTTGAATTTATCGAGGATCTTTGACCAATGGCAACAATCAGAGGTGAGCAGGGCGCCGTCCAATTCGACGCTGCAGGCAGCTCTAATGCAACCATCGTCGGTACCCGCAGCTGGTCGCTCAGCATCACGAAAGAAACTCTAGATACGACGAAGCACGGCGACACCGCCCGGAGCTACATCGGCAGCTTGATCTCAGGGTCTGGAACTGTTGAGCTGGTCTACGACCCAGACGCGACAGGCCAAGCCGCATTTATTGAAGACGTTTTGACCGCAGAGGATCCATCAGACGCAACGTTTGAGCTGTTCACTACTGGCACAACTCCAGGTTCTGATTCAGTGAGCTTTGCTGGCATCATTACAGATGCTGAGATTTCATCAGCCGTTGGTGATTTGGTGACCGTAAGCTGCAATTTTGTGACGAGCGGCGCTATTACTGGCAACCTCGAATAAGCTAGGCTTCTATTAAAGAAAGCCTATTCATGTCAAGAAATCGCCCTGTTGATTTGCTGGTTGGGGAATTTGACCTTAACCAGCGGCGAAAATTTGACGTAAAGAATGCAGACGGCAAGGTTGTGATCAGTTTGTATTTCAAGCCGATCACAAGGGCAGACCGCAAGAAATCCCAGCAACTAGCTGGCACCGATGAAGCGTTGGACCTGAGCACTCAGATGCTCTGCCAAATGGCGGAGCTTGAGGACGGCTCGAAGGCATTTGCACCGGCTGATGCACCAAAGCTGCAGCGGCAGTTACCTGAAAGCGTGCTGAATGATCTGGAGCTGTTCCTGTTTGGTATTGGCGAAGAGGCCAGCCTTGAAGACGCAAAAAACGACTGAAGCAGGATGGGTGGCTCTTCTTTGAGTTTCACCTGGCCTGCGAGCTAGGCATGACCGTTAGCAGACTGCGAACAGAGCTGACCGATGCTGAGATGGTGCATTTTGCCGCGTATTACGAGTTGAAGGCAGAGAAGGAGCAGGAGGCAATGGACCGCGCAAAAAGAGGGGGCCGGTAGAATAGGGTTATGGCTGAGTCGATCGTCAAGTTAATTGTTGATGCCACGCAGGGCATCCGATCGCTTGGGCGGTTCAAGAAAGCAACGGATGAAGCAGCTAAAAAAACAGACCTGCTGAAAAAAGCAGTCAGGTTGCAAAAAGCCGCGACAGAAGCTGCGACCAGAAAGCTGGCTCAGTTTGGTGATATTGCCAAATCTGCTTTCGATAAGGCGTCGAAAGCAGCGCAGAAATACCAGTCAGCGCTCGGGGGGATCAAAGGCGCAATCGTCTCGCTTGGCGTTGCAGCGCTCACAAAGCGGATGATTGGGCAAGCTGCAAGTTTCCAGCAAACGCAAATACGGCTGAAGGCTCTATCGACTGAATATGGCGAATTTGGTAAGATCCAACAGCTAGTAAAAGATAACGCCAAGACGTTTAATCTCTCGCAGGCCGAAGCGGCAAGCCAGTTTTCAGATATTTACGCAAGGCTGAGGCCACTAGGCAAGACCCTTGAAGAGGTCCAAACGGTATACAAAGGCTTTAACGCTACGGCGATTGC